CATCATGCACCGTAACGCATTCTGCTTGGCAGTAGCCGATCTCGAATTGCCTGAAGGTGTACATTTTGCGGGCCGTGCTTCCGATAAAGAAATCGGACTTTCAATGCGTGTTGTACGTCAGTACACCATCAACAACGATTCAATTCCAACTCGTTTGGATGTGTTGTACGGATGGGCACCTTTGTATCCCGAATTGGCTTGCCGCGTTGCCGCCTAAACTAAATTAAGGAGTAATTAACATGAGTAATCCAGGACCCGCAACCACAGTAAGCAATCACCCACAAAACTTGGCCACAAACCAAGCGTTGCGTTTGATTGCTTCCGCACAATCCGTAAACTTGGCCCTAGCGGGTGATACCGCTATGGTTGTGTTGGATGTGTCTAAATTTGTGCCCACAAGCGTTGTAATCACAAACGGCCTAAACTCTAGCGGTGCAACAACCACTATTGCAACGGCAACCGTTGGTGTTTACACCGGAACGGGCCAAACCGGTTCAACCGTATTGACTACCGCCGCTTTAACAAGCAACACCGGTGGCCCTTATGTGACCATTTCAACCGCAACAAATCCTAACACCGCTATTTCTAGCCCAACTAACATTTATGTGAACGTTGGAACTACGATTGCCGCGACTTGTGACGTATTTGTCTACGGTTACGACCTTACATTTTTACCCTAATTTGTGAGTAAATAAGGGGAAAGCCATCCACAAAACGGGTGGCTTTTTTTATTTTTCAAGATACAATCAACGCAAAGGAGTTTTTATGTCATTACAAACTACGATCCTTAGAGGTAATATCCTCAATTCTTTCCTTGTTTACCCCACTTTGACACCCGCAGCGGTTTCCGGTTCACAAGCAACACAAACATTTACGATTCCTGGCCTTGTGGTTAATGATTTCGTAAATATTTCATTGCAAGGTGCGCAAACAACCGGTGTTGGCATTGCAAACGTTTGGGTTTCTGCCGCTAACACATTGTCAATTCAGTTTACAAATAGCACGGGTTCATCCGCAACGCCCGCATCCGGTGTTTACACATTGGGTGTTGATCGTTTGGAAGGCACCGTTCTACCAACTAATGCCGCATAATCATGGCCGGATCAACCGTTCAACGCAATAGTGGTCAAACCGTTGCTTTATCCGTTACAAGCACCGCGCATTCAAGCACGTTGATTGCCGGATACACGAATGACCAAATCAACTACGCATCCTTTTTGAACACCGGTGCGGCACCTATGGCGATTAAGTTTTCTAACGCATCGCCTTGCCCCGCACCAACGTTCCCAACGGATGGGACAAATGGTGATTATGTTTTACCAGCCGGTATGACCTCACCATTGATTCTTGCTACGCCCGCCGCGCCGTTTTACATGACGGCGATAAGCAATAGTGGCACCGCCGGTTTACTTTATGTAACACCGGTTGGCGATCAAAGCTAAAGGAAAGTTATGGCTGGCCCTGCAAAAACCATTGACCAAAATATATTACCCGTTCAAGCATATTTTGATGTTTACGGTAATTTTCAAACGTTCATTGGGCAGGGCCAGGCATTCACCGTTCCGATCAATCCGATCCTAAGCGGATTAACGATCACCAATAGCACCTTAGATTCTTCACCGATTGGTGCTACAACGCCATCAACCGGCGTTTTTACCAATATCACCACTACAACCGGAACAATTACAACAACACCGGCGAATAGCACCGATATTGCAAACAAATATTATGTTGACACGGTTGCACAAGGGCTAGGCCCCAAAGCGGCGTGCCAAGTGGCAACAACCGCAAACATCACGTTAAGCGGATTGCAAACAATTGATGGCTACACAACATTAGCCGGTGATCGTGTTTTGGTTAAAAATCAAACCACATCATCACAAAACGGAATTTACATAGCATCGGCAAGCGCATGGGCACGTTCTAGTGACATGAACGTTTGGTCTGAATTTTCCGGTGCTTACACGGTTCTTTTGAATGGTGGCCAAGCTAACACCGGATGGGTTTGCACGGCATCATCTAGCGGAACGTTAGGAACAACGGCCGTTCCTTGGGTTCAATTTAGTGGAAATGGAACCTATTACAACGGAACCGGCCTAAGTTTAACCGGCAACACATTTAGCATCACAAACACCGGTGTAACGGCCGCAACCTATGGTTCGGCAAGCCAATCTGTTACTTTGGCGGTGAATGCGCAAGGCCAAATCACTAGCGCAAGCCAACAAAACATTGCGATTGCCGCAAGCCAAATCACAAGTGGAACCATTTCAACTAGCCTAATTAGTGGTTCATACACCGGAATTACCGGCGTTGGAACAATTACGGTTGGAACATGGAACGGAACCACTATTGCCCCCGCGAATGGCGGAACCGGTGCAACAACGCTAACCGGATATGTTAAAGGCAACGGAACAAGTGCTTTTACGGCCACAACCACTATCCCGAACACGGATATTACCGGTTTGGGCACAATGTCAACGCAAAATGCCAATTCCGTTTCAATCACGGGTGGATCGGCAACGCTTTCAACATTGGTTACAAGTGGCTTAACCGGCTATCTTTATGGCAACGGATCAAGTGCGGTTAGCGCATCAACCACAATTCCAACATCGGCGTTAAGTGGTAATTTTGTAAGCACATTTAGTGCGGGAACCACGGGATTTACGCCATCAACCGGCACAACGGGGGCGGTTACGCTTGCCGGAACATTGAATGTTGCCAGTGGTGGAACCGGTGTAATCGCATCAAGTGGTGCTAATTCGGTTGTTTTGCGTGATGGAAACGGCAACATCACTACTAATTGCTTGTTTGAGGGCTACACAAGCCAAGCTGCTAGCACATTGATTACGTTGACAGCTTCTTCTGTTCAGAATTGGGCCATTACAGGCTCTGGCGGTCAGACGATTAAACTGCCTGATGCAACTACGCTGCCCAATGGCGCTACGTTTACGTTTAACAATAACCAATCTAGCGGCACGATTGTTATTCAAAACAATTCGTCCACTACGGTTATCACGGTTCAATCAGGCTCTTACATTACAGTTGTTTTGTTGAGCAACTCAACAGCAGCAGGGTCGTGGGATTACCATAATTCGACGCCTAGCAACGCAAGCTGGTCGACTAACACGTTGAATTGGGCTGGTTCTTATACAAACGGCACATGGAACGGTAACGTTGTTGGCCTTGGTTATGGCGGCACAAACGCTAATTTAACCGCCGTTGCCGGTGGTGCGGTTTATTCTAGTGGAAGCGCATTAGGGATAACATCCGCCGGAACAAGTGGTCAAGTTCTAACTTCTAATGGATCATCGGCCCCAACATGGCAAAGCGTTAGTGGATCGATTTCAATTAGTGATGATACAACCACAAATGCAACCCGTTATTTAACGTTTACAAGTGCCACAAGTGGATCGGTTTCAACCGAATACACAAGTTCAACAAAGCTACAATTTAACCCTAGCACGGGAATTATTACGGCAACGCAATTTAGTGGATCGGGTGCCGGTTTAACATCAATTCCCAATAGTGCTTTAACCAATTCAAGCGTAACCGTTGGATCAACCGCCATTAGTTTGGGCGGAACGGCCACAACGATTGCCGGATTAACATCGGTTACATCAACCACTTTTGTGGGTGCGTTAACCGGCAACGCAAGCACGGCAACAACGGCCACAACCGCAACCAACGCAACCAACATTGCCATCACCGATAACACAAGCACCAACGCAACGTATTATCCGGTTTTCGTAAGCAATTCAAGCGGAAATAATGCCGCAACAACATCATCAACTAAGCTAAAATATAATCCATCAACCGGTGCGTTATATGTAAGCGCTATTTATATAGCACCATAAGGGGAAAACATGGGCCAATTAGTCTTTTCGGCAACATCGGGCGGTCAAATTGCCCTAAGTGGAACAAACACCGCATCATCACTAACCATCACCGTTCCCGCCGTTACCGGAACAATGGTTACAACCGGTGATACAGGAACGGTTACCGTTACCATGTTATCCGCAACCGGAACACCATCAAGTTCAACATATTTGCGTGGTGATGGAACATGGTCAAGCATTTCAGCACAAACATATCCAAGTGCCGGAATAGCTAATAGCACCGGAAGCGCTTGGGGAACATCTTATTCGACAACCGGATCAGGAACTGTTGTTGCATTAGCTACAAGCCCATCTTTTACAACGCCTATTTTGGGAACACCTACAAGTGGAAATTTAAGTAATTGCACCGTTGATGGCACAAATGGTGTTGGTTATATCAATATCCCAGTTAATAGCCAATCTACGGCATACACCGCGGTTTTATCAGATGCCGGTAAAGTTATTTTCCATCCATCAACAGATGGAAACGCTAGAACATTCACAATACCTGCTAACTCAAGCGTTGCCTATCCTGTTGGAACAACTTTAACGTTTATTAATATGACTTCACAAGTTGTGACAATTGCAATCAATACTGACACAATGTATTTGTCAAGTGCCGGTACAACTGGATCACGATCTTTAGCTCAATATGGATCGGCTACAGCAGTAAAAATGACATCAACAACTTGGTTAATTTCAGGGAGTGGTTTGACATGAGTGGCGCAACTGTTGCTGTTTTTCAAAATCAAAGAAGTTTTGGGTCCCCTCCAGGTTCTGTGACATACGGAAGTTGCGGCGCTGGAACATACACATGGGTTGCACCTGCTGGTGTTACAAAAGTTTCTGTTGTTGCAGTTGGCGGTGGTTCTTGTGGCGCTCATGGTAGCGCTGGTGGTAATTTGGCTTATTTGAATAACTATACAGTTGTCCCTGGTAATTCTTATACTGTTATTGCGGGTTCCGGAACACCTGGTACAAAACGAAGCACTTTTATTAGCACTTCTGTTTTAACTGCCGGCAATCAAAATGTATCAGGATGTTGTTCCAGAAATGTTGGAACTGCTTATTATTTAGGTGGTAATGGTGGATGCTATGGCGGCGGCGGCGGCGCTGGCGGTTATAGTGGCGCTGGTGGTAATGGCGGTTATTCTGGCCATCATAATGGATATGCCGGAACTGGTGGCGCTGGTGGTGGCGGCGCTTGGAGCAATTTACCTCTTTGTGGTTGCATTAATGTTCAAAGCGGCGGTGGCGGTGGTGGCGTTGGTTTGTATGGTCAAGGTTCTTCTGGTTCTGGTGGCGTATCAAATTCATCAGTATCATATGGTGGTGGCGCTGGTTCTGGGGGAAGTGCAGGTTCTAATGGTTATGCTTATTGTGCTGGTTCAGGGGGTTATTATGGCGGTGGCGGTGGTGGCAACCAATGTAATCATAATGGCGTTGGATTTAATGGCGCAGTTCGTATTGTTTGGCCTGGCAACACTCGTCAATTCCCATCAACTTGCGTAGGAACACCATAATGGCGCTTTATATTCAAATTGAAAACGGGCAACCAATAAATCATCCTGCTTATGATGATAATTTAGTAGCGGCGTTTGGTTTAATACCTAATGATTGGGAACCTTTTGTAAGAGTTCCAAACGCAACTTTAGGAATATATCAAGTTTTAGATAGTAATACCCCAACATATTCCAAAGTAAATAATGTTTGGACTGATGTATGGTCTATTCGTGATATGACTGCTGATGAAAAATTAGCAAAGCAACAAAAAATAAAAGATGCATGGGCCGCAAGACCTCAAGCGTCAAATTGGTCTGCATGGACATTTGATGATGCAACTTGCGCTTATTTGCCTCCAATTCCTAGACCTGAAAAAGACCAAACTAAATTGGATCAAAAAATTTATACATATTGGTGCGGTGCTGAAAGTAATTGGAAAGACACTCCTCCCTATCCCAATGATGGAAATCAATATACATTTGATTTTTTTGCGTGGGTTTGGGTTGTTGTGCCATCTACGCCCACAACATAAGGAACTAACATGGCTAAAGTGAAAAATGAAAAATTTTGCAAAGCTGCAAAGCAAGTAAAAGAAATTGTTCAAAACACACAACTTCAAGTTGCTTATCACTTTCCATGTCCAATTTATTTAATTGAACGTCCTGATTTTATTGAATCTGTTAATTTAGTTTCTGAAGAATCTTTAGCTAAACAACACGCTGAACGTCAGCTAGATGAAATTTATCCAGTTATGATGTCTGGCAATTTTGCGGATGATCCTAGAATTAAAGCATTTGCTGAATTTGTTGGTGGAACTGCTTGGAATATTTTGTCTGAACAAGGTTATGCCATGCAAGATAAAGTGATTACATTTAGTGAAATGTGGACACAAGAACATCATAAACATTCAGCTATGGAACAACACGTTCATGGATTTGGTTCTCAAATTGTTGGTTTTTACTTTGTAGAAGTTCCTGAAAACTCGTCAAGAGTTGTATTTCACGACCCAAGACAAGGGAAAATCATATCCAGTTTGCCCGAACAAGACATGAATATGGCTACACCTGCAAGTCAAATGATTAATTTTGAACCAAAATCTGGTTTGATGATTTTTTCAAATGCTTGGTTGGCACATTCCTTTACTAGACACGCTAATGAAAAGCCAATCAAATTTGTTCATTTCAATTTAACAGTTCAACAGGCACCACAAATATCTTGTGTATTACCTGCTGCTGAAATAATATGAAATATTCAATAAGATTCAATAAATCTAGGGGTCAAGAAGGCCGTGGAACTTTGGATCATTGTTGGCGTGTTTTTGAAGGTGAAAAAGAATATTTATTTAAAAACGTTAAAATTAATATTCCTTGTCAAACTGAAAAAGATTCTAAAAGTGAAGATTGGAATATTGTGTGCGATGGCACATTAACAATTAATCGTGAAACATCAACTGCAATTATTGGATAAAACATGAAATGGCAAGTAACAGATATTCACGCTAAAGATGGCGTTATAACATCCGCTAAATACTTTGTTAGCCATGTTGATGGCGATCAAACGGTTGAAACGGAAGGCTATTGGCATTTTCCCGAAGGTGGTGATGTTTCATTCAACAACGTAACCGAAGAAATGGTTATTGGTTGGATTAAAGAAGCATCTATGAAAGACGGCGTAAGTTCAATAGAATTGGCGTTAACAAATCAATTAAGCCAACCCCAAAAAGTAACGCCCCCTTGGTTGCCACAAACTTTTACAATTAAAGTATGAAAATTGAACTAAGCATTCCGCAAATCAATACAATTTTTGTTGCACTTCAACGCAACCAAGAATTGATTGCGCAAACAATGGATGAAATCCAAAAGCAAGTGCAAGAACAACAAACCCCAAAGCCCGCCGATGATGGGCATATTGTGGTTCC